ATTTAGTAATCTTTTAATAAATTATATATGGCAAATTCAAGATACGCAGAACTTCAAAGCGCTTTCGGAAAAGAAAAGTATGCTATTGCAAATCGCCCAAGAGGTTGGACTGCAGGCGAAGCACAAAGAGCACATAGAGCGGCAAACGCTAAACATGTAGCTGCTATTAAAGCACAAAAAAGAGCTTAACTATGTACTACGCCTTACAGTCCATAAAAGAGCTCTCTGCACAAACCGACGAGGTGATATTGTTTCATTCCGCCACAGGAAAGGACTCTATCGCCTTGTTGGACTTGTGTTACCCTTATTTCTCAAAAATCACTTGTGTATATATGTACATGGTCAAAGACCTTGAGCACATCAACAAATATATCATATATGCAAAGCATAAGTACCCAAACATAACCTTTCTACAAGTACCACATTACGCCCTTTCTCAATATCGTAGAGACGGCGTACTCGGTTGCTATAAAGACCCTACTCAGCGGGTATATCAGCTCTCTAACATTACAGAGATGGTTAAAAAGAATACAGGCATACAGTGGGCAATATTTGGATTCAAGCAATCAGACAGTCTCAATCGTCGCCTTATGTTGCGTACCTACAGAGATGAAATGTTTGCCGATAGTACCCACAACCTATATCCACTATCAAAGTACAAGAATGCTGATGTAGAAAAATACATCAAACTCAAGAAGCTAATACCTCCCATAAAGTACGGAGAGGGGCAAAGTCAAGGTACCAATGTAGGTAATTTACCTTTTCTACTATATTGTAAAACCTTTCACCCTGCCGACTATCAGAAGGTAATAAAAGAGTTTCCTCAAGCCGAACGCATAGTATTTGAATACGAAACCTATAGAGACCATGAAAGTTAAGCAAGCACAATCAATCACCATACAAAGAAGTCAAATCAATTTTGCATCCTATAACCCTCGTCGCTTATCTGACACTGCAAAGAAGAAACTCAAGGCAAACCTTAAGCGTATCGGATTGGCAGGAGGAATTGTATGGAACGAAACCACTGGTAACCTCGTATCAGGACACCAACGACTTTCTATTATAGACGAAATAGAAAAGTACAATCCAGATACTCATGAAAATGACTATCCTATACGGGTGGAAGTCCTACAACTATCAGACAAGGAGGAGAAAGAGCAAAATATATTCTTCAACTCTACCACTGCACAAGGAGAGTTTGACAATGACTTATTAGCTGCATTAATCCCTGAAATAGATTATGACCTCGCAGGACTTGATGAAGCTGATATAAATGTACTCATTGCCGATGTTCCCGTCTTTGATGTAGCTGACTATAACCAAGCTGTAAAAGACGACTTTCGCAACCTTGAGCAAATCACAGAAGAAGAACGCCTCGCACGCAAGGAAGCTGTCAAGCAGGCTAAACAAGCTACCAAAGACAACCTAAGTGAGGAGGTAACGGGAGATCCATATATAACCCTTTCTTTTTACGATTACGAAAGCAAGCTCTATTTTATGGAAGTATTGAAAAACAAAATAGAGGAAGCAAAAATAATCTATTCTGTACGCCCCGATGATAAGTATATCAAAGGTGAAATCGTTCAACAAATCATAGAAAATAGTTAGAAATATAACAATATTAACAATATGAAAAAGAAAGTAGGTAGAAAGCAAGAAATAACCGATGAGATGATAAAAAAAGCACTCATCGAAACATCAGGGCAACCCGTAAAAGCTGCTGAAATGTTAGGAGCTGACTATTCCTACATTTACAGAAGAATACGCCAAAACCCTGAATTGTATGAAATACAAAAAGCCTATCGTTCCCGCACTTTTCAGACTGTTGCCAATATGAGTGTCAATGCACTTATATACGGAGTAATGCAGGAGCCTGAAACAGATGAAGACGGAAACATCATTGACGGCAAATTCAAAAAGGTGAAAGTACCCATGGCTAATAGATTGTCTCTTATTCCTACTATTATGCAGACTTTCAAAACAGACGATGGCATAAAAGAGGAAGTGTCTGTACAAGGCTCTATCGACATTGCCCAATGGCTAAAGAACAACAACAAGAACAATGATTAAGACCCAACCTGTATATGATCCTTTGTACTTGAATAAGGATAAGTTTATCATTATAATCACTGGAGGGCGAGGCTCTGGTAAATCGTACAACGCCTCAACCTTCCTTGAACGCTTATCTTTTGAGGCAGGGCATAAGATACTATTTAGCCGTTATACCATGGTATCAGCTCATAGCTCTATTATTCCTGAGTTTGAAGAAAAGATACAAGCAGAGGGGACACAAGCCTATTTCAGTGTAACGAAAACGGCTATCAAAAACACCTTTTCAGGTTCTGAAATCCTATTCAAAGGGATTAAGACATCATCAGGGAACCAAACCGCTAACCTCAAATCATTACATGGTATTACTACTTTCGTAGGTGATGAGATGGAGGAATGGATAGACGAGGAATCTTACAAAAAACTCTTGTACTCTATTCGTCAAAAAGACATGCAATTGAGGGTTATCCTCATTATGAACCCTTCTAATGCTGAGCATTTCATCTATAAGAAGTATATCGAGCAAACACATAAGGTAGTAATGATTGATGGCGTGGAGGTACAAATATCCACTCATCCTGATGTGTTGCATATTCATACTACCTACTTAGATAATATCGAATACCTAAACGATATTTTCTTACAACAAATCAAGCGCCTTAAAGAGGATAGCATCGCACAAGCAACTGATGAGCACGGCAATTTCTCTCAAGCCTTGTTTAACAAAAGTGAATACGCACAAAAGATTATAGGTCGCTGGGCTGATGTATCCGAAGGGGTAATATTCACTAACTGGGAGATTGGAGCATTTGATACTTCACTGCCTTATGGATACGGACAAGATTACGGATTTTCTATTGACCCTGATACACTCATCAAAGTAGCCGTGGATAATCGCAGCAAAATCATTTACATTGATGAAAAGTATTATAACAACAAGCAGTTATCCTCTGACGGGCTTTACCAGCTTAATAGCACTTTGATAGACCACCCCGATGATCTTATAATCGCCGATAGTGCCGAGCCACGACTCATTGCAGACCTAAGAGACAAAGGACTCAATATAGAGCCTTGCGAAAAGGGAGCGGGAAGCGTATCAGCAGGTATAACAACGATGCTCAATTATAAGTTAGTAGTAACCCCTGAGAGTTTCAACGTGATGAAAGAGCTAAAGAATTACGCTTGGAACGATAAAAAAGCAGGCATACCGATAGATAACCACAACCACGCTATAGATGCTATTCGTTATATCACTATGAAGCTCCTAAGTGGAACAAATAACAACTTATATCAACTCGCCTCAATGATTTAGCGGAGAGTCTCCGTGGCAACTCAAAATTAAAAACTCAAAATTCAGAAACGATGACCCAAGAAGAATTTAAACAAGATGTATCTATCATTGACACCTCTACCTATCAAAGGCAGTATAATGTCAAAAAGCACGAGATATTCACTAACAAACATAAATTCCCAGATCCTGAAATAGTAATACCTCTTACGGACGAGGTAGGTAATCCCTTATTAGATAGTCAGAACAAACCACGTTTTGAAAAGCGTACTCGTTCACTCAATCGTATAGGCTTACCCTATCAAAAGCGTATCGTTGAAATTGCTACCATGTTTCAAACAGCTATCCCTTACAAGTACACCGCAGAGGATAGTCCGCTCTTTGCTGCCTTTCAAGAGGTTATCAAAGCCAACAAAATGAGCTTCTCTGATAGTGCTATTTGTACAGAGGTCAAGCGATACACCCTTGTAGCTGAGCTTTGGTATCTGGAGGAGCATCCTAACGAACAATATGGAGTACCTACTCAATACCTATTGCGACACAAGGTACTATCTCCTCTCAAGTACAAGCTATATCCACGCTTTGATGATAATGACAACCTTATCTCTTTTGCTATTGAAAGCACTACCAAGGATAATAAAAAGACCATATTCCAAGGCTTTACCGCTGATGAGATATACACTTTTACTACAGAGAATGGAGTTACTACCACAGAGGTAAAACCTAATATAATTGGTAAAATACCAGTAGTACTCTATCGTCAAGAAGAAACAGAATGGAATGCTGTACAGCACCTCATAGAGATAGCTGAGGTACAACGTACCTATTTTTCTGAAAGCAACAAGAAGTTCGGAGAACCTATCCTAATGATCGCAGGAAAGGTAGAGGGTAAAATGGCTGTCAATAATACAGGGGGCAAGGTCTATGAGGTCAAGGACGGGGGTAATGTCCAATTCGTAGTACCACCTAATGCTAATGAAAATTTTGACCGTGAGATGAGCATGAATAGGCGTGATATACACGAGTTCACCCATACCCCCGACCTTTCCGATGAGTTCTATGCAGGTAAGGGTAATATGCTTTCCGGAGTAGGGCGTAAACTCGCTTGGCTGCCTGCTCATCTCAAGGTAAAAGATAACGAGGCTATATTTATCCCTGCTCTACAAAGGCGTATCAATATCATTTTGGCTTTCCTCTCTAAGATGTATATCCCCTTTGAGAAAGAACTCAAAACCATAGACATCACCCCTATTATCACCCCATTTGATATTGACGATGATACCGAGATGATACGTACCCTTATGGAAGCCAATGGAGGAAAACCGCTACTCTCTCAACGAGAAGCCATGCAACGATTTGGCATTACAGACCCTGAAGCCCAATTACAGCAAATCAAAGACGAGGAGAATAGCAGCCTCAATGAAGCAAGTATCTAATGAATTACGATAACGAACATAGAAAGCACCTACTCGCTTACCTACAACAGATAGAACGATTATTCTATCAGTGGGTAGGTTTTTCTGTGTCATTGGCTCTTAAAACTGACTTCAAAGAGTTTGTTACAAAGTCCCTTTTTACCTTTGTGGCTACTAAGAAAGGAAAAGTATTTGATAAGGAGTTAGAAAAATTCAGCAACCAATTAGACCAAATCATAAAGCAAGGTATCACCAAAGAATGGGCATTTGCCAACCTCAAACAAGACCACCTACTAAGAGAAGGACTAACCAAGTATCAGAACTTAGAAGCTCTTGAGACCTTTAAGAAACGTAAGATTAAAGATTTCACGGTCTCCAATCGTGTATGGGACATCGCTAAAAAAGCCCAAACTGAAATAGAGCTTGCCTTATCTGTTTCCTTAGAGGAGGGCAAAAGCGCTGTCCAACTAAGCCGTGAAGTACGCAACCTATTGAACAACCCCACTGCATTATTTCGCAGAGTAAGGGACAAATACGGCAATCTTACGCTAAGTAAGAACGCCCAAAACTATCATCCTGGGCAAGGAGTGTACCGAAGTGCCTATAAAAACGCTTTGCGCCTTGCAAGTAACGAGATTAATGTAGCCTATAAGTCCGCTGATTGGTTACGGATACAGCAAAACCCTGATGTAGTAGGATTTGAAGTACGTCTATCCCCACAGCACAAAGTATATGATGTATGTGATGAACTCAAAGGTAAATATCCGAAATCCTTTCACTTTCACGGCTGGCACGTAGGCTGTAAGTGTCATATTGTTACTATTCTTAAGACTGACGAAGAACTTATCAAAGAACTCAAAGCCGATGAAACACTACCTCCTGAAAGCTCCACTAATTACATAGGTGATGTGCCAAGTAATTATAAGCAGTGGGTAACTGATAACAAAGATAGGTTCAAGAATTGGAAAACAAAGCCTTATTTTATTGAGGCTAACAGAAATGATAAGGATATATTACAGAAGTTATTAGAAGTATCAAAGCCTTACCGAAAAAGTACTTATGTAGCCTTTGAACCTTTTTCACCTATGATTGTTGAGCATTTGAAGAAGATAAAACACAATGCCGATAAGCAAAAACTATTACAGGAGATCATAGACGATAACAGGGCGAAACTCGTATTTCAGAACGAAACAAACGGGGCTAAGACTGTTATCTTTGACCTACATAGAGGTAAAGGAGAAAGTCTAAATAACACCTTAGCAATGGCAAAAGCACTTAACGAGAAAGGCAAATCAGTAGCTCTATTACCTGAGTATGATAAGATTAGCAGTGCTGATGCTATTGTGGAGTTCAAAGAAAAACTAACCATAGCCGATTTTAAGTATCTAAAATCAAAAAAGATAAACACCCTACAAAAAGAATTATATGAAGGATTTGAGCAGACAGGAACTATTGTGTTAAAATTAGAAAATGGAAATACTGATTTATTTGTTCAATCTATTGAGTATTTAAAAAGGAATGAAAGAAAAATTGGTGATTTGATACTAATAAACAAATATGATAACATATTGGAGTTATCATATAAAGACATTAATTTAGGTAAATACAGAAAACTAGTAAAAGGATTTTTCTAAAATAAAAAACTACCTTGAATATTTTACTTTCAAGGTAGTTAGTGAGCTTCGGGATACTATACCGCCATTACGCTCTGGTGGGCGTTGCCCATAAATAATGTTTTTAAAGGTGAAAACTCGGCTTAACATCTATCTCTTGCGTATAGCTTTGCATTCCCGTTCTCTGGCGGGCGTTGCCCAAAACTTTACCCCCATTATTTCACCGCAAATATACAACAATATTTTTAAATATCAACAAAAATATGAAAATTAACACTATTGACATACAAGCTACCTACCATACCTACCTTTTAGATGGAAACTACAAGGATTTACTTTGCTTTCCTCCTCTCAAAAAACTAAACAGTAACGACTGGGAAGAATATTACGGTAAAGAATACGACACTGACGATCCACAATTAGACACATTCTCTTTTTCATTGTCTTTTGTCTCCAAAAGCGACCAATACGATGCCTTTATATCCTTTCTATCCGCTCAAACCTATAATGATTTTCTTTTTGAGGAGCTGGGTAAGTCTTTCCGATTACGATTCGTTGGGGTGAGAAAAGCTAAAAAAGAAGAAGGCTATATCACCTATGAGGCTACTTTTGCTAATGATAATCCATTGCATGGTTACACCCATACAGCCCCTAATGACACTTTACCTCCTTCAGGTTTTACGATTGACAACATAGACCTATCCAAGTATGGTATTTATCTATTAGAAGAGAATGAAAGCAACCTACTAAAGAGCTATGAGGTTAAAGAGCACCTAACTACTACAAGCAATACCATTATGGGGGTACAATATGCTGAATATCCTAATGTGTTTAAGGAACGTACCCTTGAGCTTCTCTGCTACATCAAACAGCCTATCAATCGCTTTTGGAAATTGTATGAAGCGCTATTATACAACCTTTCTCAAAGAGGAGAACGCTCCATTAATGCTTTGGGTAGCACCTTTAAGGCTATCTATCAAAAAGCAAGTGTAAAAGAGGTGCTACTTACAAAAGATACTTTGAGAGTGGAATTTACCCTTTACTTTGTGGTAGTATAAAAAATATACAAAGAAAATACAAAAAATAAACAAACTCATATAAAGAGTATGTCTCACGCATGGTGTATCTTTGTGCTTGGAATTTAAGCACTAATCGCTAATAACTATGCAACTTCATTTTAATAGCACCTATATAGATGTCCTCCCTACTGATGAGAGCTACCGATACCGCTCCATTATGGGAGAACACACCCTTACCTTATATTTTGCATTACCTTCTTATACAGATATACCTACTGGGGCATGGTGTGAATTTGCTAATGAGAGGTACACACTCAATCAGCCCGCTAAAATCGTAAAACATAACACACGACACTTTGAATATACCCTTACCATGGATAGTGAAGGGGTAAATCTCAAGAATTACAAGTTTCGTAATCCAAACGATAAGACCCTTAAATTTCCTTTTACAGCTTCCCCTCGTTATCATATTCAGATATTAGTAGATTGTCTTAATATGATAGATAGCGGGTGGCAAGTAGGTAATTGTATAGAAGCCTCTGAGAAACTTGTATCTTACAACCATAATAACTGCTTGGAAGCCTTGGACATGATCGCTAAGGCTTTTGAGACAGAATACGAGATTATAGGTAAAACGATACATCTCCGCAAGGTAGAATATTTCAAGAACAATCCCCTACCTCTACAATATGGCAAAGGTAAAGGCTTCAAAACTGGGGTAAGTCGTACCACAGAACAAAGCCGTATTACTCGCCTCTATGTACAAGGAGGCGACCGTAATATTGACCGCTCTAAGTATGGCAACAAGGAATTATTGCTACCCAAATCACAAGAGTACATATATGAGGGGGTAACATTCCTTTCAGATGACAAAGGGCTATCAATAGCTGTCAAAAACGCCCAAAATAACGGCTTTATCAATGAGCAAAGCCTTGATTTGTCTCATATATATCCTAAGCGAAAAGGTACAATTACAGAAGTCTTTGAAGTGGATCACGACAAACACTTCTATGATTTTACCGATACCTCCATACCTCAAGCCATTGATTTCAATGCAATGCAAATCAAAGGTGAAAAAATGCTTATCTACTTCGAAAGCGGTATGCTCTCAGGTAGAGAGTTTGAGGTACAGAAATACGACCACAATCAAAAAAGGTTTCAACTCGTACCAAAAGAAGAAGATGGCGTAACAATGCCTAATGATATATTCAAACCTGCTATAGGTGATGAATATTCCGCCTATAATATGCAAATGCCTAATGCTTATATTTGTGATGATAACACAAAAACGGGTGCCAGCTGGGAGATGATGAAGGAAGCGTGCAAATACTTGTATGAAAATAGAACAGACATGTTCACTTTCACTGGTGATTTAGACGGAATATGGGCTAAAAAGAACTGGGTAAATGTAGGAGGGCGTCTAAAAATGGGGGCTTATATCAATTTTTCAGATACCGAGTTCCAACGTACCCCCGTGGCTATTCGTATTGTAGGGCTTAAAGAGTATGTAAATAATCCTTATAGTCCGCAAATAGAACTATCCAACAAGGTACAAGGACATTCTTTTGCATCTGAAATGCGCAAGCTCCAAAACCAAGAAGTATATTTTGGAGAACTCAACAAGCGCACACAATCACTAACCAAAAGAAGCTGGCGTGATGCCCAAGAAACCATCAAACAGATAGAAGCAGCCTTTCCTGAATATACCAAGAGTATTGTTCCTGCTACTGTACAAACCATGATGGCTCTCATAGGTAACAAATCTACTCAATTTGATTTTGTAGTCTCAAAAACAAACCCAGTAAAAACCCCTCACACACTCTATTTCGACAAGAATAGCAAGCAAATCAATGCAGGTAGTGGGTGGCTCAAACACTTTACATTAGGAAGTAGCGATATAACCCCTAATCGTGATGCTAACAGCTATAAGTATTGGAATATTCCTGCTTTCGTATCAGGTAGATTAGACGATAAGGCTAAAACCTATTACCTCTATATCAAAGCCTCCAAAACCGCGGAAACGGGCGAGTTTATCCTATCCGAAAACAAAATAGATATAGAACAAGAAGTAGGCTTTTATCATTTTCTATACGCCACTGTCAATTCAGAATATGAAGGTGAGAGAGGTATAGCAAAACTCAATGGCTTTACAGAAATCACTGGTGGACAAATTAAAACCGATAAGATAACATCAGGAAATGGAGAGCAGTATATTCACCTCTTTGATGACCATATAGAAATCAAAGCAAATCTTAAAATAACAGACGGCAACAAAACCGAGATAAAACAACTTGTAAATCCCGATTTGCTTTCATTAGAGAGTAGGCTAAAGTCAAGTATCAACAATATTCAGGTTGGTGGAAGGAATTTATTAAAAAATAGTGGTAAAAGAATCACTAATAATAACTATAATATTGCTA